TGCGGAATGATGTATGACGTAAATGGTATGGGTGGTTATATCGTTGACAATGCTGTAAAGAAACTCGAAGAACTATATCATAAGATTGCACCATATACACATAGAAAAAGAAAATTCGAAGTTCTGACCGACCTTCCAGATAAAATATATCAAAGGGTAATTCTTGAAATGGACGATAAGGAATACGAGATATATGATAAAATAGAAGAGGGTGTAGCAAATGAATTTATGGAGCATCCAACACGCAATCCTTTGACAATTATGCTAAGATTAAGGCAATATACTGCTTCACTGAAAATCCGGCATGCAATTGAATTAGTTGAAAATATTCTCGAAACCGGAGAAAAGGTAGTTATCGTTGATTTTTTTAAAGATGCATTATATGAATTGAATAAGAAACTCGGTGAAGTATCTGCTTTGCATACTGGTGACCAAAAAGACGAAGATAGAGCGGAAATCGTTAAGAAGTTCCAAGACATTGAAAGTGATTTGAAAGTATTCTTAGGTACAATACAAACATGCGGTTATGGCTTAACACTGACCGCTGCAAGTAAATTATTTATGATGACATTACCGTTTTCAGTCGGAGATTATGACCAAGTAAGTGACCGCTTACATAGAATTGGACAGAAAGCCGTTGTTAACATATATCCTTTGATATTCCGGGATACTATTGATGATTATGTATTCTCTGCAATCGAAAGTAAAAGAAAAGAAATTGTTAAGGTTATGGATAACGAAGATTATAAATCAAATGTTGAAGAATCTGTACTAAGTGATGTAATTGCTAAAATTAAGTCAAAACATGGGAAGTGATTATGTATGGGGGCAAAACCCGATTCAAGACACACTATTGCAGATGATTATGATTGGTGTGGATATATCCGATGAACAATTTAAGAATGAATTAAATACTATTTTTAGTCTTATTATTGAAATTCACTTGAAGAATCGTGAAGATTTAGTATATTTGGACTTTAAAGTAAAAAAATTAGGTATTGGTGGTTTTAAACTAATTGGCAATAATATCGTAAGTGCAATGTGGTTGTCAGGCATGATGCCAAGAAATCCCCAAGCAGTAATGGATGCAAATGAATGTCATATTGGTGGCAAAACATATACGTTTGATAAAAGAAAAAAAGTATTAATTGGTGCAATAACAAAATAAAATGGAAGATAATAAATTACAGATTTTAGGCGAAATTAAAAAATTTCTTGATGGATATAATACTGACCTAAAATATTTGGTGAATGTTGAAGTTGACCCGGAGAATAACATGGCAGAATGTGTTATACATGAACCGGGAAAACCACCGGAAATTCGTAAGATTAAGTACACTCCCTTCATGTATATGAAGGATTTAGCACTGACTCCAAATAAACTCAAATTATACGCACATGACCCGGACATCTTGCCAAATAAGATGATAAAATACGGTATAACCATAACACCACTTAAAACCGGAACTCATAAAAGACTAAAAAACGGCTATTGTTTTAAAATAACGAGCAGTAAATCATATAATGCAATCATTGAGTTTTTAAAAGACGGCAGGGTATATCCGTATGAAAAACTCCGTGATGAAGACGGTAATGAAATAAAGGATAATAAGGGCGAACCAATCTATCTGTACAGAGATATGTTCTATGCTCCAAGAGTTTATGAACAATTCTTCATATCAACACAATCACGACTATATAAAGGATTTGAAGAATATAAGGATGTTCATAAGGTTACATTCGACATTGAAACTACTGGTTTGCGATATCAAAGAGCAAGAGTCTTTGCAATTGGTGTCCGTGACAACCGGGGTTTTGAAATAATATTAGAGGTAGATAAACCCGATGATGATGAATCTGAAATAAAACTCATACAAGATTTCTTCAATTTAATAATTTATTTGGAACCTGCTGTTATTTCTGGTTATTATTCAGAAGAATTTGACTTTGATTTTATTCTCGGCAGGGCGAAAGAACTTAAAATGAATATCGGTAAACTCAATACCACGCTCAAAAAAGACAAATATATTAAAAGAAGACCCAATGTCAGCGTAAAATATGGTAATACGGCAGAAAAGTTTACTGCAACCGAAATATGGGGAATGTCGGTTATCGATATTATTCATGCTGTGAAGAAAACCGCAGCGGTAAATAGTGAAATAAAAGCAACGGGTTTAAAGTATATTGCAAAGCATGAAAAGATTGCCCGACCAAACAGAACATATATTCCGGGCGAAGATAATGCCATAGGTAGATACTATACCGAAAATAAAATGTTTGTTGTAGATGAAGTCAATAATTTCCTACAAATTCCCGATGAATTTCAAATAGTTGCGAAAAAATTATATAGATTACAAGCAAACAAGGCTAATATTACTGATAGTGAATATCTTAATTTCAAAACCCAGTATTTGGATGAATCACCGGACTTTATAAAATGGTTCAAAGCAGAAGCACTGGAAAAGAAAATGTTCACATTTATTAGCGGTAAAAATCTTGTTAAGAATTATCTTCTCGATGACCTTTGGGAAACCGAACAAGTGGATGAACTCTACAATCAATCGGCATTCATGTTAGCTAAAATTGTACCGACTAACTATCAGAGAGTTTGTACGATGGGTACTGCGGCAATTTGGAACTTATTACTAACCGCTTGGAGTTATGAAAATGACTTAGCTATCCCTCATACTGATGTAAATGACGGATTTTCCGGTGGACTTGCAAGGTGTTATAAGATAGGTTATAGTACAAGATTAGTTAAGATTGACTATGCGGGTCTTTATCCTTCACTTCAATTAACTTGGGACATATTTCCGATGTTCGATATTACTGGTGTTATTAAGAAAATGCTTTTATATCTTACTACTACTCGTAACATCTATAAAAAACTCGCAAATTCAGACAAACTTAATGCGGAAGAACTTTCGCTGATGGAACAAATTGACCCTGGCGTTCATAAGAAATACATTAACAATAGTTTCACAGAAGCAGACCGGGCAATGTTTAAAATCAAACAGTTACCTATTAAGATTCTGAACAACTCTTTATTCGGTGCTTTGGGTTCGGGTGTTTCTTTCAACTGGTCAGATGGTGTTTGCGCAGCTCGTATTACTTGTAATGGTCGATTAGAACTACGTCATGCAATATCATGGTTTAGGCGTTATGGTTGCATTGCATTGCTTGCTGTTACTGATGGTGTAAACTTCCATATTCCCGATAAGACAACCGTTAGGGTTACGAATGAGGGAACAACTGAGGGAAATAATGAGGGATTAAATGAGGAAATGTGGCAGTATGGCGATAAAACAGGTGTTGCTGCGCTTATTGAGAAATATAATAAGGAAGAAATGCGACCACCGTACATGAGTGTTGATAATGACGGTGAATTTTTGAGTTGTTTGAACCTCTCACGTATCAATTATGCCACACTTGCGCTTGTTAAAGATAAGAAGACTGATAAGATGAAAGAGAAGATTAAACTCACCGGTAACACCATTAAATCTAAGGTGATGCCGGAGTATATCGAGGAATTCATTGATAAGGGTTTTGAACTAATACTTCATGGTAAGGGCGAAGAATTTGTTAGGTATTATTATGATTATGTCGGTAAACTTTACTACATGCAAATTCCAATGAAGAAAATTGCAACCAAGAATAGGGTTAAAACCACATTAAAGGGATATCAAAAAAGGGGAAAGGATAAGAATGGTAAGGATAAGGCAAAACAAGCACACATGGAATTGCTGATTGAAAAAAGACAAAAGATTGCCGATGAATTATTTGAAAAGCATAAGTCAGAAATTCAATTTACTAAACAAGAAGAAAATTTGACCCCGGAAGATAGATTGAGATTGGTTGCTAATTACATGCCACCAGAACCTGCGTTAGATTCTGTTGTATATCAAGTTAATACTGGCTATTTGATGTCACATGGTAGTTCTGCTACAATCAAAGATAAAGTAACTGGCGAAGACCGATATGCATCGACATTAATCAGTGCAGAGGAACTTCAAGAAAATCCCAATATGACGGGTTATTATAATGTTCCAAAATATCTTGATGCGTTTAATAGTAGGGTTAGTTCATTATTGGTTGGCTTTAGTGAAGAAGTGCGAAATACACTGCTATCGAAAATAATAAAAGTAAAAAGTAAAGACGAACTTGGGAATAAAATTGTCACTCCCGAATTAAAAATTACTGATTACGAACCCGGCAAATTGGAACTCCTGAATTTTGATAAAGATACTTTCGAAGAATCTATGTATTTGGAATCAAAAGAAGTTGAATTCTGGAACAATACCGGATACGACCCAAGACTTGTATGGAAAGGTTTTAGTATGCATGAAGACGACAAAGTATATTATGAAATATATGAAGGTGCGCTTAAATTTTTAAATGATAAAATGAAAGCAAGTAACAAGCCTAAAATAAAATCAATTAATGATAAGTATGAAGCGGGTGATTATGTCTTAATTAAAGATGGAAGTCAATATAATCTTGGGGTTTATAATGGTATACACATGGAAATTATCAGAGAAAATATTGATGTACCTAAAAGCGAAATTGAGATTGAACTCAATAAAAAAAGAGAGGAAGATGCCATTAAAAGAGCAAATCTTGAATTAGCTGGTGGTGAAACTGAAAAAGATAAACGGTTAAAGAAACAAGCAGAAAAAAGAGAATTTCATTTTGAAAGTTTTAAGCAACACTTTGGTTTACCATCAGATGTGACAATGGAAAGACTTTTTGCCGAAGTATCTGAATCAATAGGTGCGTTTGACGACTATATTAAAAATATGGAAGGCGAGCAAGAGGATGAAGCTGCTGACTATGCTGTAGATGAAGCCGAAGATACAGATTAATAGTTTCGTGGTGCGTATTAGCATTTTAATAGTATTTATATGAAAATATTGCATCATGAAATTTAAAAAGAGCGAATTGTTGGAAATCATTGATTCCAACGGTGATTTAATCGGAAAAAACGATGTGCCACCTACTGGTGCTGATTTAGAAACCGCAGCTAATAATACCACAGACTATAATGCCAAGGTTGGTACTCAACCATTTAGATATGATATGTTAGGTCGTTTCGGCTTTACACTCATGCCGTTTATGGAAGGCAAAGAGAATCAGGGTCAACAAGAATTACTTAGTGATTTAGCACATTTGGCATATGAGAGATATATGGAAATCCTCGAATATTATTACAGAAATCCAAATAAATTAAAATCGGATTTTCGTCTGATGTCCGAAAAGAATTTTGATACTCAGCCAGATGAAAAGAAAGCCAAGAACTTTGAATGTGCAAAAAAAATGGCTAAAATAGTCGAAAAACATTTTGAAAACGCATTTAAAGAACAAGAAACCATCGATGAAGGTGTTGTTGTTGAAGACCAAGTAATTGAAAAGAGAAGTGAAGACGAAATTGCAAACAAAAGTAAAGACAAAGAAATCGGAGATAAGAAACTCGAAAAGATTGCTGACCTAATTGATAAAT